TAAACGGAGAGATTATGTTTGTCGGTAAGGATGTAGCGGGAATACTTGGGTATAGCAATCCTCGCAAAGCTTTAGCGGACCATGTTGATGAAGATGACAAAACGGATGGGGTAACGATTCGTGACTCCATCGGTAGAGAACAAAATCCGGTATGTATCAATGAATCGGGTTTGTACAGTCTTATCTTATCAAGCAAAATGCCGAATGCGAAGAAGTTTAAGCATTGGGTTACGGCTGATGTATTACCGGCTATACGCAAAACAGGAATGTATGCGACCGAAGAACTATTGGAAAATCCCGATTTGGCTATACAGGCGTTTACGGCATTAAAATTGGAGCGAGAGAAAAATAAGAAATTGAACACTACTGTTAAAGTTCAAGAACAGCAGATTATGGAACTTCAACCAAAGGCGTCATATTATGATTTAGTTTTAAATTGTCCCGATTTATTATCAGTCACTGTCATAGCAAAGGACTACGGCAAATCAGCAAAGTGGTTAAACAATTTCTTAAAAGAACACAAGATACAATTTAAACAAGGTAAAATATGGCTACTGTACAAAGAATATGCGGAGCAAGGCTATACAAGCACAAAGACGCACACTGTAAACGGAAATGACGGCAAACAACATTCTAAAGTAAATACATATTGGACACAAAAAGGCAGATTGTTTATTTACGCACTGTTAAAGAGTGAGGGTATACTGCCGATAATGGAACAGGAGCAGATCGCTTAGTACAAAGTAATAGGACAAAAAATGAAAAACATAGATTATAACGGGAGGTGGAGATTATGGAGGCGGAAAAGACCAAAAAGGCAAGAAAGCCGAGAAAGCAACCTAAAGTACACGTTGAAGTGGTAGGCAGTTGGCAAGACAGACCTGCTTATGAGCGTTTTCAGCATTGGAAACCTCATATAGAAAATATGTATCATATGCTTGGGTACGGTGATGTAACAGTTGAGCCGTCGCAGGAGATGATTGACGAGTACAATGCTATTCAAGCAAACAAAGAAAAAGGAGCTTAATGCTCCGACGATAGGACAAGCTCACAGGATAAAGAGAGGTAAATAATGAACACAATAGGAATTGCGCTGATTAGTTTCGGTATCGGACTAATCATAAGTTGGAAATTGGCAGAAAGGGACATAAAAAATGCTAAAAAGAAAACCAAAAACAGAGAATGAGAAAACGGAAGAATATTTCCACAGAGAAGTATTTCCGATGATTAACGCATTTGCCAAAGAGTGCAAGGGACACTCTAAGCAGAAAATAACGGTGAAAGGAATATTTTCAAATGAACAAATATGTAGTAATGACGGGCAGAGATGATGTTGTGGTTTTGAATGCTGACGACAACAAGTCGGTTAAGGCATACATAGCAAAAGGATACGGCATAACAAATCGTATCAAGTCAAAGCACCCGCTTGAAATGAGTGTTGCGAAGATTATCAGCGGAGATAATTAAACGGCTATGACGAAATACGAATTTGACGATTGGGCGTACATAGACGGGGACTTTGCTTGTCGTGATGACGACTTCGCCTGTATTGATGATGATTGGGCGTGCATAGATGATGATGACGCAGTATGCGACGATGAACGCGACGGACTTACGGAAGAAGAAGCCGACGCATACGAAAAGGAAAAAGCGTGGTATGACCTATTCAAAGAGGTATTGCAGTTCCCGTACAGTTACGGATTATCTTGGGAAATAGTTTCGGCATACAGACAGCCTATAAAATATCAGAATTAGGAGGTGAGAAGTGTGGCAGATGAGAAGAAAATACTGAAAATGTATAACGATTTAACACCGAATGGAAAGCATTTGGTAGGTGTTTTCGTAAATGCGATGATACTTAGTCGCAATAAAAATGACCGTCAGAGCGGCAACTCAATAACGGTCAAATAAAAGCACATAGATTATTAATCTATACAAACATTATATCACAGAAAGGAATAAAAATCAATGCAAATTGTAATTAGGCTTGAACAGAAAGATTTTGAGGGTAACAAGGAAGTATTCGACCGAATGTACGGATTATGTTCGGTACTCAACAAAAAGACGGGACCTGTGGAGAGGACAAAGGCGGAAGTTGAGAAAGCGGCGAACGTTGTAAGAGAGGAACAGCAGTCAGACGATACTCCGACAGAGGATAACACCGCTGAAGTACCGGCAGACAATACTCCGACAGAGGATAACACCGCTGAAGTAACAACAACCGAATACACAATAGAGGAAGTACGCAAGGCATTCGGTGAGTATGCGAAGTCGCAGGGCAGAGATAAGGCTAAGGGACTGCTTCAAGAAATGGGTTACGGCAAAGTAACGGAAATACCGTCTGAGCGATACGCAGAGGCGATGACAAGAATAGGAGATGTGAAGTAATGCCGGAAGAACACGCAAAACTTTCAGCGTCGGGGTCAAAGAAGTGGATAAACTGCCCTGCGTCAATCACAATGGAAAGCAAATTCCCCGACGAAAGCAGTGAATATGCAAAAGAGGGAACTACCGCACATTCATTGGGTGAGGCAAAGCTGAAATTAGCTTTAAACCACATAACACGCGTGCAGTATCATAAGATGATACGTTCGCTTGACATAACAGAAGATCTTGACATAACAGAAGATATGGAAGAATACACGGACAGTTATCGTGATTTCGTATTGGAGCGGTACAACGCAGTTAAAAGTCAATGCAAAGATGCACAGATACATCTTGAACGCCGTTTAGATTTTTCGGAATGGGTACCCGATGGATTCGGTACAGGCGACACCGTTATTATCGGCGGTGGAATAATCGAAATAATAGACCTTAAATACGGACAGGGCGTAAAGGTATCGGCAGACAAGAACAGTCAGCTTAGGATATATGGCTTAGGAGCATTGAGCGAATACGACTACCTATACGACATACATAATGTCAATTTAACGATATTCCAACCACGACTTGATAACATTGATACGGAAACGCTTACACGCGGTGAACTCATTAAGTGGGGCGAAGATTTAAAGCCTAAAGCCGTACTTGCGAACAGCGGTGACGGTGACTGTATAGCGGGACGTCATTGCGATGACGGATTTTGCAAAGCAAGAGCCGTATGCCGTGCGTATGCAGAGGAGAAAAACAGGCTTGCGGCAATGGTTTTCAAACCGCCTTTGGAACTTACCGAAGATGAAATTGCGGAGGTAATAGACCAAGCGGAAAAACTTGCGAAGTGGTCGAAACTCGTAAAGGACTATGCTTTGGAACAGGCACTTAATAACGGCGTTAAGTATCCGGGATTTAAAGTGGTTGAGGGAAGAAGTAACCGCAAATATGCGGAGGACGACAGCAAAATCGCCGACGTATTAATTAAAGCCGGTTATGACGAAAAGAACATATATAAGAAAGAAATACTCAACATCACCCAAATGGGAGCACTTTTAGGCAGAGCAAGATTTAATGAATTGCTCGGAGAATATGTAATAAAACCGCAGGGAAAGCCGACGCTTGTACGTTCGGAGGACAAACGTCCCGAATGGAACTCGGCAGAGAAAGCGGCGGAAGATTTTAAAGATATAAAGTAAAGGAGAAAGAACAATGGAAAAAAGAAAGACACAGGTAATCACAGGAGAAGTAAGATTCAGCTATGCACACGTTTGGGAGCCGTCATCAATCAACGGCGGTGACGAAAAGTATTCGGTAAGTATCATCATTCCGAAAAGCGACACAAAGACAATCAAGGCAATAAACAACGCAATCGAGGCGGCAAAGCAAGAGGGCATTGCAAAGTTCGGCGGTAAAATTCCCGCAAATTTAAAGTTGCCGTTGCGTGACGGTGATACTGACAGAGAGGACGACGAAAACTATGCAAACAGCTATTTTGTCAACGCAAACTGCAAAACCGCACCGGGTATTGTGGACAAGTCACGTCAGCCGATAATCGACAAGACGGAATTTTACAGCGGTTGTTACGGTCATGCGTCAATTTCGTTTTACGCCTTTAACTCCAACGGCAATAAAGGTATTGCGTGCGGTCTTAATAATTTGATGAAAACAAGGGACGGAGAGCCTTTAGGCGGACGAAACACTGCGGAGGACGACTTTGCGGGACTGTATGACGATGACGACGATTTTCTTAATTAAAAGGTGACAAAATGAAATCACTCAGTATCGACATTGAAACATACGGAAGTGTTGATTTAATTAAATCGGGGGTATATGCTTATGCGAATGCCCCCGATTTTAAAATCTTGTTATTTGCGTATGCGTTTGATGATGAAGAAGTAAAAATAATTGACCTTGCACAAGGTGAGGCGTTGCCGACAGAAGTAATGGACGCATTGACGGACGGGGATGTATTGAAAACGGCGTATAATGCGAACTTTGAAAGAACGTGTATCGGTAAGTATTTTAATATTAATTTGCCCGTAAATCAGTGGCGGTGCAGTGCGGTACAAGCGTCTGAACTCGGACTTCCGCTTTCGCTTTCGGCTGTGGCGGTTGCGCTCGGTTTGGAGGAGCAAAAGGACAAACGCGGAAAATCCTTGATTGACTATTTCTCAAAACCGTGTAAGCCGACAAAGACGAACGGCGGACGTACAAGGAATTTACCGACGCACGCACCCGACAAGTGGGAAGTATTCAAAGAATACTGCATACAGGACGTTGAAGTGGAACGTGCGATAAAAAAGAAACTCGCTCAATTTCCGATATGCGACAGTGAACAAAAACTGTGGACATATGACCAACGAATTAACGACAGAGGTGTAAGAGTTGACCGAAACTTTGTTGAAAATGCAATCAAATTCAATACGGAATACAGCGACAGGTGCTATGATGAGGCACAAAAAATAACGGGACTTGAAAATCCGAAATCGGTTGTGCAACTAAAGGCGTGGCTTGAAGAAGAAACAGGGCAGAAAATTGACAGCTTAAACAAGGAAAAATTAAAGGAGCTTATAGCTGATGAAAGCATATCACTAAAGTCGAAAAGAGTGATATATCTGCGTTCAATGATGGCGAAAACGTCTGTAACAAAGTACGAGGCAATGGAGCGGAGCGTCTGCGATGACGGACGAATAAGAGGACTCTTGCAGTTTTACGGCGCAAACCGTACAGGACGTTGGGCAGGAAGAATTGTACAGGTGCAGAACCTACCGCAAAACCATTTGAAAGATATTGATTACGCAAGAGAATGTGTGGAAAACGGCGATTTTGAACTGTTTGAAATGCTTTACGAAAACGTTCCGCAAACGCTGTCGGAGCTTATACGAACGGCACTTGTACCGAGTGAGGGCAGACGATTTATAGTAGCGGACTTTTCGGCGATTGAGGCAAGAGTTATTGCATATCTTGCAGGCGAGCAGTGGCGACTTGAAGTATTTAAAACTCACGGAAAAATATACGAGGCATCGGCAAGTCAGATGTTCCATGTTCCGATTGAAAGTATTCACAAAGGCGATCCGCTACGTCAAAAAGGCAAGATTGCCGAACTTGCACTCGGTTACGGCGGAAGTGTCGGAGCTATGGTGAGTATGGGTGCTTTGAAAATGGGTATTGACGAAGAAGAACTTCAAGGTATCGTGGATAAGTGGCGGAATTCAAATCCTGCCATAACGGCATTTTGGCGAACGGTCGAGAATGCGGCGATTAAGGCGGTTGAGGGTTATCCAAGCAAGATTAGACACGATATTTCTTTTTATAAACAGTCGAATATTCTTTTTATCGGTTTGCCGTCAGGTAGAAAAATTGCGTACGTTAAGCCGAAAATCGAAGTAAACAGATTTGGAAAAAAAGCCGTTACATATATGGGTATGAATCAGACAACAAAAACTTGGAGCAGACTTGAAACATGGGGCGGTAAGCTTGTTGAAAACATAGTACAGGCGTTTGCGAGGGATTGCTTGGCTGAAAGCATAATTCGGCTTGAGGACAGAGGTTTTAAGATTAATTTCCACGTTCACGATGAGGTTATAGTCGACGTTCCGAAAGGCGTGTCGAGTGCAGAGGAGTTGGCGGCGATAATGTGTGAGCCGATTGAATGGGCGAAAGGACTTCCGCTTAATGCGGACGGATACGAATGTAATTTTTATATGAAAGATTAGGGGGTGTTATAAATTGGATTTAGTAATTGCTACGGGACAAAGCAGAAAATCAAAACTATGGAAAAATACAAAAATGTCGTGGGGAGATTTTGTCGAAAGGCTGAAAACGACAACAAGGACGAGCGAAACGCAAGGCGAATTTGCAAATATGCCGAAGTCACAACAGGATGATATAAAGGACGTCGGCGGTTTTGTGGGCGGTAAGGTGAAAAACGGCAAGCGACAGTCGGGAAGTATCGAAAACAGAATTTTGCTTACGCTTGACGCAGACTTTGCCGACAGTGATTTTTGCGATAATATTTCAATGTTTTACGACTTTACATACTGCATTTACTCAACGCACAAGCACACAGCCGAGAAACCGAGATTTCGTTTGGTGATACTTCTGTCAAGACCTTGTACGCCGGATGAATACGAAGCTGTTGCAAGAATGGTGGCTTATGATATTGGTATTGATATGTTTGACGACACAACGTATCAGCCGCACCGTTTAATGTATTGGCCGAGTACGAGCATTGACGGCGAGTATGTGTTTGAACACGAGGAAAATAAACCGCTTGACGTTGACAAGGTGCTTGCAAAATATGAAGATTGGCACGACGTATCGAGTTGGTACGTTTCGTCAAGAACAACAAAGGCGTTGGACAGACAGGTAAAAAAACAAGAGGATCCAACGCTTAAAAAAGGTGTTATCGGTGCATTTTGCAGAACTTACGATATACATTTGTGCATAGAAAAATACCTTTCGGACGTGTACGAAAAGTGTGCCGTAGGCGACAGATACACGTACAAGGACGGCTCAAGTTCAAGTGGACTTGTCGTGTATGAGAACGGCAAATTTGCGTATTCAAACCACGCAACAGACCCTGCAAGCGGTAAGTTATGCAACAGTTTTGACCTTGTTCGTATTCATAAATTCGGTGATACGGACGCAGACGCAAAGGACGGTACACCTGTATCGAAACTGCCGTCATATTCGGCAATGTGCAAGCTTATAGACGGTGACAGTGATGTTTCAATGCTTATGTTTAAGGAACGTCAAAAGAAAGCGGCAGAAGATTTCGGCGGTATCGAAAACGAGGAAACGGACGATATGCAGTGGGCGTTAAAGTTGGAGAAAAACGAAAATACAGGCGCTTACGAAAAAACTCTTAACAATATTATTCTTATAATTGAGAATGATTCGCATTTAAAAGGTAAAATCAAAATGAACGATTTTACGGGATACGCGGAGATTGACGGCATTATGCCTTGGGACAAGGACGCACCGGAAAAACGTGTTTGGCAGGATTCCGATACGGACGGATTGCAGTGGTATCTTGAATATGTGTACGGCATTAAAATGGGTAATGATAAGGTTTTCCGTGCGTTGTCGGTGTTTTACAGACGTGTTGCGTATGATCCGATTGTTGAGTATTTGGACGGTCTTGCGTGGGATAATACGGAACGGCTTGACACATTGTTTGTCGATTATCTCGGTGCGGCGGATAACGAATATACAAGAGAAGTGACGCGTAAAATGTTCGTCGGAGCGGTCGCGAGAGCATATGAGCCGGGAAGTAAATTCGATAATATGCTTATTCTGTCGGGCAGACAGGGCATAGGTAAAAGTACGATACTTCGCAAAGTCGGCTTTGACAGGTGGTTTACGGACGGCATAAAGACGTTCGAGGGTAAGGAATTGTGCGAGGTTATACAGGGTAAATGGATTGTAGAGATAAGCGAACTTGAGGCACTGAATAAGTCGGAAGTCGGCAGTGTTAAGCAGATACTGTCGCAGACGTCGGACAGATACCGCGCGGCATACGGCAGAATTGTACAGGAACACCCGCGAAGATGTGTGTTTTTCGGTACGAGTAATAACAGCGATTATCTTCGTGACCGTACCGGTAACAGAAGATTTTGGCCTGTTGATACGGAGATTGTGCCGATAAAAAAGAGCGTGTTTACCGATTTGACCGATGATGAAATTAATCAGATTTGGGCGGAGGCAAAAGTGCGTTATACGCAGAATGAACCGCTTTATTTGTCAAAGGAAACGGAACAGCTTGCAAAACAAGTGCAGTCAGACCATAGGGAAGTGTCGGTTAAAGAGGGACTTATCCGAGACTTCCTTGATAAACGTGTTCCGCGTGATTGGAATTGTTGGGACTTGGCAAAACGCAGAGATTTTTGGTCGGAGATTATAAGCGTACCCGAAGACGAACTTGTCGAACGTGACAGAGTGTGTGCGCTTGAAATATGGTGCGAACTCTTTAACGGTGATTTTAGGCAAATTCAACGTAGGGATTCGATAGAGATTAACAGTATCATTTCATCGTTCGACGATTGGGAAAAATACGACAAGGTTATTAAATTTAACAAGGATTACGGAGTGCAAAGAGGCTTTAAAAGGGCGAGGAAATAACGTATAACATAAGGGTATAACTTTCTAACGGTTATGTAACATTAAATGTAACGTTGGTAAACTTATGTAACAGTTGAAAGTTATACCTAAAATGCAGTAAAGATAAAGGTTAAAGCGATATATAACAAAGGTAACTTTAATTCTATATATTATATACATATATATACTACAAATAGATATATACACACATAACGCGTATATACGCGTATAAGTATAGGGAAAACGGTTTTAGAGTTACCGCAGAAAGAACAGGTGAAAAATGATAGAAAAGGACATTGAAAAATATTTAGTAAGGCAAGTTAAGCAAATGGGAGGTTTGGCACTGAAATTCGTGTCGCCGAGTATGGCAGGCGTACCGGATAGGATTGTTATGATTCCGAAAGGTACGATATACTTCGCAGAACTTAAACGCCCGAACGGAAAGCCGAGAAAATTACAAACCGCCGTACACCGACTTTTTGAAAAACTCGGGTTTCACATTTATGTGATTGATACAAAGGATAAAGTTGATAAATTGTTAAGGGGTGAGAATTTTGAATTTTAGACCGCATAGGTATCAGCAGATTGCTTTGGATAAAATTATTTCTACACCGCGTGTCGGATTGTTCCTTGATATGGGACTTGGTAAAACGGTTGTAACGCTTACGGCGATTGACGAATTGATTTATAACTGTTACGAAATCGAAAAAGTGCTTGTCATAGCACCGCTTAGAGTGGCGGAAGATACTTGGAGTAGAGAGTGTGAAAAGTGGGACCACTTAAGGCATTTGAGAATATCGAAAATTCTCGGCACTCCGAGCCAAAGACGTAACGCACTTTTAAAGGACGCAGATATTTATATTATAAATCGTGAAAATGTTGCGTGGCTCACAAACGAATTGTCGAGCATAGGCAATGCGTGGGACTTTGATATGGTGGTTATTGATGAGCTGTCGAGCTTTAAGAGTTCAAAGTCGCAGAGATTTAAGGCATTGAAAAAATACATAACACTGTCTAAACGAGTAGTCGGACTTACAGGCACACCTGCACCGAACGGACTGATAGATTTGTGGAGTCAGATATATTTGCTTGACAGCGGCGAAAGACTCGGCAGAACGGTAAGCGGTTACAGGGAGAGATATTTTCTTCCCGATAAACGTAATCAGACCACGATTTTCAGTTACAAGCCGAAAGAGGAATCCGAAAAGGCGATATATGATAAAATTTCGGATATATGCGTCAGTATGTCGGCAGAAGATTGGCTTGAAATGCCTGAAAGGATTGATACCGTTCAGCATATAAAGCTGTCGGATAAGGAACTGAAACTGTACGAAGAATTTGAAAAAGAACAGTATTTGGAGTTCATAAACGGACAAGTTACCGCCTCCACTGCCGCCGCACTTACAAATAAACTTTTGCAGTTTTCAAACGGTGCAATGTATTTGGACGACGGAAGTTATAAGGTGACGAGCGATAAAAAACTTGAGGCGTTGGCGGAAATAGTCGATACCTCACAAGGTCAGCCGATTTTGTGCTTTTACAGCTATCGCCACGACTGCGAGAGAATACTTAGAAAGTTCAAGGGTGCAAAAAAGCTTGAAAGTGCTGATGATATAAGGGATTGGAATGACGGAAAAATACCGCTTTTACTGGCTCACCCCGCAGGTGCGGGACATGGACTCAATCTTCAAACAGGCGGTAATATAATAGTTTGGTTCGGTCTGACGTGGAGCTTGGAACTGTATCAGCAGGCAAATGCAAGATTGTATAGACAGGGACAGAAAAATTCTGTGATAATCCATCACCTTGTGACCGACGGAACAGTCGATAAACGTGTGCTTGACAGTTTGCAGGGTAAACGCGAGGTACAAGACGAATTGCTTGAAAGTTTGAAAGAAAAATACGGTGTATAAGGGGGAATTGATTTGACGATTAAAGAATGTAAAGAATGGCTTTCGAGAGCGAGAAAGACGGACGAGGAGATTGACGCATTGATTTTGGAGCAGGAGCGAGCATTGACAAACGCAACAAGCACTGTGGCTCAGTCGGGCAGTGAAAAGGTGCAGACGTCAAACGTGAATACTTCGGAGAATAAGTTCATAAGCTATGCCGCTTATTCCGAATTGATAGATAAACGCATTGACAGACTGTATGAGATTAAAAAAGAGATTTTGGAAAACGTGAATAAACTCGACGATGCAACACTTCGGACACTGTTAATTTTACGCTATTTGAATTTTCAAACATGGGAAATGATTGCTTGTAAAATGAATTACGGGTACAGACATATTTTGCGTTTGCACGGTAACGCACTGATTGAAATTAAGAATGTCATTGAATGTCACATTGAACCTGTGATATAGTATATCATGAAATAAGTAACATAAGCGGTGTATCATCGTGAGATGATGGGTGAATATCTCGTGTAATTGGTGGGAATGGAGATATAAAAAAAATTATCAAAAAAAATGTTTGAAGTTGTAATATTATGGGTATATATCATACGAGGTGATGATATATGTCCAAAAAAGAAAAAAATTCGATAAAAGATATAACCGAAGATGATGAAGAAACTAATCTTTTTAGAGCCGAAATGATGAATTTTTATAAGAACAAGACCGAAGAAGAACTTTTAAATGAAAAGTATAGGTTAGAAATAAAAATGTATGAAAATGAAAATAATGATCCGATGTATTACACTAATACAATATCAACTTTTTCGAGTTTATTAATATCCGTGACAGCTGCAATATTTACTTTTAACTCTTTAAGTGTAGCATTGTCAAAGGATATAAGCGAAGATATGAGATTTAATTCATATTTACTTGTTTGTATAATTATAATAAATATTCCAACTTGGATTCGTTTAGCCCGTAGTTACGGTAGTAAGATGGACAAATTATGTAAATGTAAGCAATGTAAAATAGCTTTAATGTGCATAGACGATATACTTAATGAGCGGCAATTTCAAACGGTAGAATGTAATGATAAAGTTAAAAGATATTACATAGAAGTGAGAGATAGAAAATAGAAATTCAAAACACACCTAATTGGGTGTGTTTTTCTATACCCAAAAACAGGAGGTGAAATTCATGGCAAGACCGAGAAAGATTACGAAAGAGACAGTCCAAAAACTCGAAGAGGGATTTTTAATGGGGTTAAGTGACCGAGAGGCTTGTATTTATGCGGATATAGCGGTAAGCACGTTATACGATTACTGCAAGAAACACAAGGAGTTTTCGGAGCGAAAAGAGCTACTAAAAGACAATATCAAAATGAAGTCGAAATTAAACGTTGCACACGGGATAAAAAAAGGTGATATTAATTTGTCGTTATGGTATCTTGAACGCAAATGCAAAGATGAATTTTCACCGAAACAGGAAATAACGCACAGTGGCACAATGGACATAAACAATCCTATGGCAAATCTTACGACTGACGAATTAAGGAAGTTGATAGGTGATGGATAAAAACTTAATAATGCTTGAGGCGAAGAAAGAACTTGCACGACGCGAGTTCTTTTATTTTTGCCATTTAACCGCACCGTCATTCTACAAGTCGGAGAGAGAATTTCTTGTACGGTTATGCAACGAAATGCAATCGTTTTACGAAAGTGACGAGAACGCATTGATTATCAATTTACCGCCACGACACGGCAAGAGCCGTACGGCATCAATGTTTGTTGAGTGGGTGCTCGGCAGAAATCAAAGCGAAAAAATAATGACCGGCTCATACAATGAAACGTTATCAACCACCTTTTCAAAAGCGGTGCGTAACGCCATTCAAGAAGAAAAAGCCGATACGGAAAAGATTATTTACAGTGACATATTTCCGAATGTGAGGATAAAGCAAGGCGACGGAGCGATGAACTTATGGAGCCTTGAGGGCGGTTACAACAACTATCTTGCAACATCACCGTCCGGTACTGCGACAGGTTTCGGAGCGAGTTTACTTATAATCGATGACCTTATCAAAAATGCCGAGGAGGCATACAACGAAACAGTCAAAGAAAAGCATTGGGAATGGTTTACGAACACAATGCTTTCACGACTTGAAGAAAAAGGCAAGATAATCATCATAATGACACGATGGGCGTCGGGCGACCTTGCAGGGCGTGCGATTGAGTATTTCAGCGAGAACAAAATATCGCACAGAGTAATCACGATGAAAGCCGTATGTGATGACGGCAATATGCTTTGTGACGAAATACTTTCACGGAGCAGTTACGACTTAAAGATTAAGGCAATGGGTGCGGATATAGCAAGTGCGAACTATCAGCAAGAGCCGATTGATTTGCAAGGCAAACTCTACACAACGCTTAAAACATACGACAGTTTACCGCCGATTACGCAAATACAATCATATTGCGATACCGCCGATACAGGTGCGGATTATCTCTGCAACATAATATACAGCATACACGGCAAAGAAGTATACGTCATAGACGTGTATTATACCGACGAGCCTATGGAGATTACAGAGGGTGAAACGGCACGCAGATTATACGAGAACAACGTCAATCTTGCAAAGATTGAAAGCAATAACGGCGGACGTTCGTTCGCAAGACGTGTTCGTGAAATCCTTGCCGAAAAGTACGGCAGTAATTTTACAACGGTGAAATGGTTTCACCAAAGCAATAACAAAGAGGCACGAATATTATCCAACAGCACTTGGATAATGGAGCATATATATTTTCCTTGCGACTGGCACATACGTTTTCCCGAATACTATAAGGCGATGACGACATATCAGCGTGAGGGCAAGAACAAGCACGACGACGCACCCGACGCAACAACAGGTATTGCAGAGATGATGAACAGGAAAAAAGGCGGACTGTCAATTTTAAAGTAGGTGATAAAATTGGATTTGGAAACAGTAAAGAAACTGATAAAGAAATATATACCCGGACACGAAAATTTTATATCAAGAGTGCAGACGGCGGAACGATATTATCTGAACGATAATGACATTCTGCATATGACGCACAGTGACGGCGAAAAACCTTTGAGGAATGCGGACAACAGAATACCGTCTAATTTTCACGGATTGCTTGTAGACCAAAAGTCCGCATATATGTTTACGTCACCGCCGTTATTTGATGTCGGAAATAAATCGGCGAATGAGAAAATAAGCAATATACTCGGCAGTCGATACACGAAAATATGTTCAAGACTTGCGATAAATGCGTCAAATGCGGGTTTGGGTTGGATTCACTACTGGGATAATGACGGATTTAAGTACGACGTTATAGACAGCAAGCAAGTTATACCGATATGGAGCGATACTTTGGAACACGAACTTACGGCGTGTTTCAGAACATATCAAGAGCTTGACGATAACGGTGACACTTACCACGTTTATGAGTATTGGACTGATAAGGAATGCAGTGTATTCCGTAAGAAGATTGGCGACGGTCTTGAACGGCTTGAAATGTATAATATGTTCAACGTGTACGACGTTGAAACAAACGGAACTATATGTAACGTGTACAGTCATAATTTCGGACGTGTACCGTTTATTCCGTTTTTCAATAACGGCTTTCATCGTGATGACCTTACACCGATAAAGGGACTCATTGATACATACGATAAAACTTACAGCGGATTTATAAACGACCTTGAAGATATACAGGAGATTATATTTGTACTCAGCGGATATGAGGGCGAGAGCCTTTCGGAGTTTTTGACACAGCTCAAGAAGTACAAGACTATTAAGCTTGATTCGGAGGACGGAGCAAGCGGAGGACTTTCGACTTTGACGATTGATATTCCGGTTGAGGCAAGAGAGAAAATGCTCCAAATGACACGCAAGAGTATTTTTGAACAGGGCAAAGGTATTGATCCCGATCCGCAGAACTTCGGTAATTCATCGGGTACGGCATTGAAATATTTGTATTCACTGCTTGAACTCAAAGCCGGTATGGCAGAAATGGAGTTTAGGAGTGGGTTTGAAGAACTCATCAAAGCGATATGCGATTACAGCGGTATCGCTTGTGAAAATGTCACGCAGACGTGGACAAGGACAAGCGTTTCAAACGACACCGAACTTGCGGATATAGCACAAAAAAGCGTTGGTGTTATATCTCAACGCACGATTATTGAACGTCATCCGTTTGTCGAGGACGCAGATAAGGAAATGGAGAGAATTGCGGAAGAAAAGGACGACAGTGACGATATAATGGGTGGACATAATGAACGAGTATTGGAAGAAGAGGAACAGTGAGCTTTTAAAAATCCACGCACAGAAAGCCGATGATATAGAACGCGAACTCATAAAAGAGTATGAAAGGTCCTTAAACGGCATAAAAAAAGAGATTGAAACGTTTTACGCAAGGTATGCGGGTGAAAACGGTATCAGTATGGCAGAGGCACGAAAACAGCTAAGTCGTGACGAACTTAAAGGGTTTAAGCTGTCGCTTGAAGAATTTCGCGAAAAGGCACTTGATAACGCAGACGGCAAGTGGACGACAATGCTTGATAATGAGTATATGCGTTCAAGGGTAAGCCGTTTGGAGGCACTCAAATATCAAATGCGTGGAGAAGTCGAACTCTTGAAACAAAAGCAAGAGGATAAATTTTCAACATCACTTAAAAAGGCATACAGTGATACATATTATACAACAAATAAACATATTGCCGATTCGGTTGATTATGCTGTTAATTTTGCAAAGTTCGACCGTGACACGGTAAAGAATGCGATATATGAAAAGTGGCTTGACGGAAGTAACTTCTCTGACCGAATATGGAATGATAAGCAGAAACTTTTGAGAGAACTTAATACAAATCTTGTACATGGCATAACGAGGGGCGACAGTCCCGATAAAATGATTAAAAATATTTCTGCAAGAATGAATGTTTCAAAAAGCCGTTCCGCCGCACTGTATCAGACGGAATATACGCATATTATGGTTGACGCAAGATTGCGTTCGATAATGGACGCAGGGTGTGACGAATACGAGATTGACGAGAATATGGACAGTGATATTTGCGATGAGTGTGCAAGTATGCACGGAAAGCATTTTAAACTGTCCGAATATCAGCAAGGCATAACCGCACCGCCGTTTCATACCCGTTGTCGTGGTACAATAACGGGATATTTTGTGGAAGAAGAGGAAACACTTGAAAATGTTGAAGATACTGATACTATGTCTTTGTCGAAAGTATTTGATGAAGATGGTGTTAGATGTAAATGCAATCCTGTAAAAAATCATAACGGTATTTATACGCAAACAAACTCGAAGAACGCACAGAATACAATAAAGTTTGTAATAGATACTAAGAATAGTATCGATTTATTGGGTGATGTTTCAGAAATCGTAATAGCAAAATCAATAAAAGGTATAGCCGCATACAGTCACAAAAACAATCGCTTATATATCAATGAGAAATTGACAGATGAAAGCTTTTTGAATGAAATGCTAAAAGACGGGTATTTTGTCGCGGAGAACAAGCTTGATGTATTGTGGCATGAAATGTTCCATAAGAAACATTGGGATTTTGTGTTGACAAACGGTGGAGAAAGTAATAAAATGAACATAGAATCAGAGTTGCGGAAATACGTAAAGGAACAACAAAGACTTGATTATTCTTATGTGTCAAATACTGTTAGTCGAAATGCAAAAGATGGATTGAAAAGAGAGGGCAACAGACAATTAAATGAATTAATTGCGGAAGTGCTGTTACAAGAGAAAAAGGGAATTGTAAAAGATAAGCGGTTATTGGAATTGGTAAAGAGGTGTGTAAAATGATGAGGCTTATAACAGAATATGATTTGAAGATGAGTAAAGAGTTGGACAAATGGGAAGAGTATCCCGACGGAGAATGCCACTTACGAGAAGATGCACCTGAAGAAGTAAAAAAGTATTACGAGAAGTTACGAAAAGAATATAGTATGTTTGATTAAAGCAAAAAACACTAATGAGTATGTTTTTATTACAACAAAGGGAGTATAGGCAATGGATAATTTTAAAGTTATTTATAAAATACTTAAAGTCCTTGAAAGTGCAATGGATTGTGATGAAGTTGATAGGTCTTTGCTAAAGGCAGAAAATTTCAAGATAACAGAAAATCGATTTGAGAATATTATCAGAATGCTTGCCAAAGAAGAATAAATAACCGGAGTAATCATAGTTGATATGATAGGAATACAGGGAATCAAATTCGATGATGTCCGAATAACATTAAAAGGACTTGAATATCTTAGCGAAAATTCTTTGATGAAAAAAGCGGCAAATTTAGCTAAAAGCATTAAAGAAACAATTCCCGGTATATAAATTAAATATACATTAAGCACGTCTTAGGGCGTGCTTTTTTGATACAAAAAAGGAGAGTGGGACAAGTGAATATACGAGGTTTACCACCTTAGCACCTATAAAACGGTGCTTTTTTTATACTCTTTTTTCAGCGTTGCAGAGAATAAAGAACAATGCTTTTTACAGGAACGCACCTGAATAAAAAATTAATTATGGAGGAGAAATAAGAATGGAATGGTTAAAGGCAATATTGGAAAAGGCAAAGATTGAGGACGGCAAATTGGATATTGACGGAGTGATGTCGACTGTAAACTCTGAATTTCCGAAGTATGCAGTACCGAAAAATGTTTTCAATGACAAAGTTACGGAGCTTAAAACGGCGAACAAAACCATTGAGGACCTTAAACAATCAAATGCCGACAACGCGGAATTGCAGAACAAAATCAAAGGGTATGAAAGCGAGATTGAAACGCTTAAAACAGATGCGTTGAACACCGCAAAGACATACGCATTAAAGGAACAGCTTTCAAAAGCCGGTGTAACCGATGCCGACTATCTTATTTACAAGCAAGGCGGAATTGATAAGTTTACATTCGACAAAGACGGAAAGCCTGTCGGTGTAGACGATATTCTTAAACCGCTCAGAGAGGATAAGACGTACTCACACCTTTTTGCCGAAAAAGGCGGAGCATACACACCAAAAAGCGGAAGCGGAAGTTCAGACGTAAATCCTTGGGCAAAGGAAACATTCAATCTTACCAAACAGGGAGAAATTTATAAAAACGACCCTGCTAAAGCAAAAGTATTAATGCAAGAGGCAGGAATGACAGGAGGAATTTAATATGGGAACAACTTTATCAGATATTATCGTACCGGAACTGTTTAATCCGTACGTTATTCAAAAGACACTTGAAAAATCGGCACTTGTACAAAGCGGTATAGTGCAGAATGACGCAGAATTTGACAAGCTTGCGTCACAGGCAAGTCCGCTTGTAAATATGCCGTTTTTCTCTGACCTAACAGGTGAATCGGAAACGGTTATCGAGGGCGATGACCTTACCGCCGATAAAATCAGCAGTAAGAAAGACGTTGCGGTAATTTTAAGACGTGCAAAAATGTGGAGTGCAACAGACCTTTCCGCCGCAATGTCGGGTGCTGACCCTATGGCGGCGATTGCAAGTCTTGTATCTGACTTTTGGGTGAGAGATTTACAAAAGGAACTTATCGCAGTGCTTAAAGGTATCTTCGGCACAATTCCGGCAGTCTCCGACGGTTCGCCTAAAGAGGCTGAAACAAGACTTGCGTCAAACATTCTTGATATGTCAAGCGCAAGCGGTAACGGTGCAAAATGGAGCGGAAGTGCTTTTATTGACGCACAACAGCTTTTAGGCGACAACAAAGCGGAACTTACCGCCGTTGTTATGCACAGTGCAGTTGAGGCGGCACTCAGAAAGCAAGACCTTATTGACGTAATTCAGCCGTCCGGTGCAAATCCGTTCAGTACATATATGGGTAAGCGAGTTATTATTGATGACGGCTGTCCCGTAACAGGTTCGGGTTCGAGTCAAGTATTTTCAACATATCTTTTCGGCAACGGTGCGATTGCACTCGGTAACGGTACACCGGAAAAGTTTGTTGCAACCGAAACAGACAGAGATAAGAAAAAGGGCAGTGGTGTTGACTATCTTATCAATCGTAAGACGTATATTCTTCACCCACGCGGTGTTAAGTTTACGGACGCCGATGTCGCAAATACGGAAGGTCCTACGCGTACGGAACTTGCTAATGCAACAAACTGGACACCTGTATATGACCCTAAGCAGATTAGAATTGTCGAAATGCGTCACAAGATTTGATGAGGTGACTTATGGATGAGTATATAGCTGTTTTTGCGGATATGTACGGCATAAGCGAAGATGACAGAGGAAAAGCCGAAAGATGTATTGAAAGCACAATCGAATATATCAAGAATTATTGCCATATTGACGGTATTCCCGATGATTTAAAGCATACCGTTATACTTATGGCGGCGGACTTGTTCCGCTATGATATATCGGCATCATCGGGACGATACGACAATGTAACGTCAATCAAAGAGGGCGATGTTACGGTATCGTACGGCAGTAATTCAAGCAGTATGTCGAGCGTGTTTAAAGACTACAAAGCAAGGCTTGCACGTTTCAGAAAGTTGGTGTGGTGATGAATATGGTAAGAGAGGCGATTGAAAGACTGTATAAAGGCTTATGTTCTGTCAAAGTGAAAGTTTCAAGCGTGAATGAGGAAACAGGAGAAACTGTATTTACCGAAAAGGCTGTTTTAACGGAACAGCCTTGCCGACTTTCGTTTCAAAGCCGAAATTCGGCGGCAAAGGACGATGGATACAGCACCGTATCGCAATCGGTTGTACTTTTTATTGCGCCTGAGGTTGAAATACCGTCGGGCAGTAAAATAACCGTTACACAAAACGGAAAAACAACTGACTATTGCCGTAGCGGTGAAAGTGCGGTTTATACATCACACAAAGAAATTGCACTGGAATTATTCGAGGATTATGCGTAATGAATGAGATTGATTTTTCACAGCTTGAGAAATTACAAAAGCAAATGGAAAGTGTGGATTACACCAAAGCTTGTGCATCGGCTATGAATGTAATTTCACAGAGGGCATTAAAATACATCAGTAACGTAACAAAACCCGGACATTACAAGAACGGTAAAACGGGCGGTACACTGAAAAAGAGTTGGCAAGCAGAAAGAACAACTGTAAGCGGAAGTACGGTAAAAGGCGGAATATATACCGCACTTGAATATGCTCCTTATGTGGAGTTCGGACACCGTACAAGGCTCGGAAAGGGTACGTCCCCGAAGTACAAGCCTAAGAAAAACGGTAAAGCGTGGGTTGAGGGTAAAAAGTATCTTAACACCGTAGTACCGAAAGTTGAAAGGGATGCACCTAAAATACTTATGCAGAAAATGGAGGAAGTATTGAAATGACATCAAAAATAAAAAATGCAGTGACGAAAGCTATTCATAACCTGTTTGGCGATGATTATGCGGTATATACGGCATACACCGAACAAGGATTTTCAGAGCCTTGCTTTATCGTTGAAATGTTTCCGCTTAACGTACAGTCGACAAATTCATTTTTGGACGATGAAACGCAGACGGTACGAATAAGATATGTTCCGAAAGATATAAGTCAAGATGAATTTATTTATGTGGCTGAAAAATTAAGAGGTTTGTTTTTATACAATCCGCTTGTATTGTCCGACGGTATGCGTATAAGAAGTTTTAGTATAGATTTTTCTTTGGAAAACTACACGCTTGTGACGGAGCTTGTATACAATTACACCGTTAAGGTGAGAAACGAAAGTACATACGATAAGGCAGAAGATTTGATGTTAGGAGGAGATTTATAATGGGTTTACCTGAAATAAATATAGTGTTTCAGTCCAAAGCTGAAACGGCAATTAAACGAAGTGCAAACGGCATTGTTGCACTGATTTTGCGTGACGCAACCAAAGGCGATATTACATCATATTCGTATACAAATGAGAGTGAAGTTGTAAAATCTCATTGGACAACCGCAAATTATGATTACATAAGCAAGACGTTCCTCGGCGGACCGCAAAGGGTTATTGTCGAGAGAATAGGTGCGGAAGATACCTATGACGACGCACTTGCACGATTAAAGAATAAAAAGTGGAATTACCTTGCAATACCGTCGCTTGCCGATAACGAAAAAGATATTGCGGATTGGATTATCGCACAGAGAAGTGCGAAAAAGACATTTAAAGCCGTACTTCCGTATGCGGCGAATAATGAGGGTATTATAAACTTCGCAACCGATGATATAAAAGTCGGTACAAAGGTTTATACCACTGCCGAATACTGTTGCCGTATTGCAGGACTTTTGGCAGGATTGCCTATGACAGAGGGTGCGACGTATCAAACTCTTGCGGAGGTTGAAAGCATAACGGAAAGTACAACTCCGGATGATGATATTGACGGCGGTAAGTTTATACTTATCAATGACGGTGAAAAGGTTAAAGTCGGCAGAGGTGTCAATTCGCTTGTCACCTTGTCGGGTGATAAGACGGAAGATATGAAGAAAATCAAGATTATAGACAGTCTTGACCTCATAAGAGATGATATAAAAGCATCGTTTGAGGAAAATTATATTAACGTTGTAAACAGTCACGAAAATAAAATGTTGTTTATCGGTGCGGTTAATCAGTATTTTAAGTCGTTGCAGTCACAGGGCGTATTGTATGACGGTGCCGATTGCAGAGCTTATATTGACGTTCAGTCGCAACGTGAATGGCTTGCTCAAAAATATGACGTGTCGGATTGGACAGACAGTGAAGTCGAAGTGGCAAATACGGGAAGTATCATATTTGCGGGTGCTGATATTACAATACAGGATTGTATTGAGGACTTGAGTTTTAAAATAGGATTGGAGTGATAGATAATGGCTGAAAGTGTTAAACCGAGAGGTAATCAACTTTGTTCCGGTACATTCGGTAAACTTTGGATTGACGGAAGTCTTGCCTATGAAGTGTATAAGTTTGAGGCAAAGGAAAAGACAAATCGTGAGAGTGTAAGTTTTGCCGGCGATACAACGAACGATTCAAAGCTTATGGGCGTTGACTATGAATTTTCATATACCGTACGAAAAGTATATTCAAGGGGTAAAGAAATAGCTGACGGACATAAAAAAGGTAAAGATACAAGACATACGTTGGTGGCAAGACTTGAAGATCCTGATAACGGCGGTTATGAAACAATTCAACTTGATAATTGTTGGTATAATGATGTGTCACTTATGAATTTTGAAACCGGTAAGATAGTTGAAGAAGAATTCAGCGGTGGTTTTACCGACTATGACCTTACATCTACAATGAATGCGTAATAACGGAGGTAAAAGATTATGGATAAGAATACAAAAATTACTCTTGCGGAACTTATTAAGCGTAAGGAGCAAGTGCTTGAGGCAAAGAAAAACGTAAAAAGAGCGAGAGTTTATGTAAAAAGCCTTGGTGGCGAGATTGTTATAAAAGCACCGACAAAGTCGCTTGCAACAGAATCGGCGGAAATGGAAAAGGACGGTGACGCTCACCTTGTTTATGAGTGTGTTGCCGAACCGGATTTACATTCAAAGGAACTTCAAGACGCATACGGCTGTACATATCCCGAAGAAATTGTTGAAAAACTCTTCGATGCGGGCGAAATCACACCTATCGCGATGGAGTGTATGAAACTTGCGGGATATGTCAATAGTGTAAAACTTGTTGAAGAAGTAAAAAACTGATAGAGGCAGATGATGAACTCTATATGATACATCATTATCTGCAAAGAGGAATATTGCCCGAAAAGGTGCTTGCAAGACCGGAAATTGAAAAAATATTTTTCCTTGCAAGTGCCAAAAAGGCAAATGATGACGAATACGCAAAGTGGAAGGCTTTGGGAGGTGAATAGTTTTGCAGAATAAAAGTTCGATAGTTCTGGATATGAACCTTAATGCGAGTGGATTTGCCCGAGGGATAAAAAGTGTAATCGGCAGTGTCAAAAATATGAATGAGTCGATGAAAGACGCAACGAACAGCGCCTCAAAGATGTCTTCTGTAATGAAAGGTATAGGGAGCAGTGCCATAAAAGTCGGAAAAGGTTTAGCGGTGGCAGGAGCGGCCGCGGCGACTGCCGTAACGGCTTTGGTTTCAAAGTCTGTCGGTGCATTTTCTGATTATGAACAACTTACGGGCGGTGTAGAAACGTTGTTCGGAGCAGGCGGAAGAAGTGTTGAGGAATATGCACAGAGTGTCGGTAAAAGTGTTTCTGATATTCAAGGAAAATATGACAGTTTGATGAGTGCGCAAAATGCTGTATTAGAAAATGCAAATAAGGCATATATGACCGCCGGAATGTCGGCGAATGAATATATGGATACTGTTACGGGATTTTCAGCGTCATTAATATCAAGCTTAGGCGGAGATACAAACAAGGCGGCGGATTATGCAAATTCGGCATTGGTGGATATGTCCGATAATGCAAATAAAATGGGTACGGATATGGAGTCCATAAAAAATGCGTATCAGGGATTTGCAAAACAGAATTATACTATGCTTGACAACTTGAAGTTAGGTTACGGCGGTACACAAGAGGAAATGAAACGACTTCTCAGTGACGCAGAAAAGCTTACGGGACAGAGGTACGACATTTCATCATTTGCCGATATTACACAGGCTATTCACGCAATTCAAACTCAAATGGATATTACCGGCACAACCGCAAAAGAGGCAAGCACGACAATAAGTGGATCGTGGGGGTCACTGAAAGCGGCATTTCAAAACGTGTTGGTGGGACTGACAACGGGCGGTGATATGTTTGACCAAAGTTTAGACGCATTGATTAATACAGCCGTAACATTCGGACAGAATATTATACCCGCCATTAAAGGTGCTTTGAGTGGTATCGGCTATTTAATTGAGGGGTTGGCACCGGTAATCGGCGAAACAATTCCACCGTTAATTAATGACCTCGCTCCTACATTGGCAAACAGTGCCGTATCGCTTATATCGTCTTTGGTAAATGGTCTGACACAGAGCGCAACGCAATTTTCAGAGTGCTTGAGCAATATGATTATTGTAGCGGTCGCCGGTATTTCAAGCGTAGTGCCACAGTTATTAGATGCGGCGTCAAAAATAGTCAGCAATTTAATGCAAGGATTAACTAATTCTATGCCTCAAATTGTGAACGGAGCAGTAACTTTGATAGAGGGGTTGGTTGACGGATTAGTGGATAATGTTCCTTTATTGGTTATGGGAGCCGTTCAGCTTGTTGCGTCATTAGCTAACGGTTTGATAGCAAATTTACCGAGAATAATAGATGCAGGTGTAAATCTGATAACAGGAATTGTTAGCGCGTCATATTCTATGATGCCACAGATTATTCAAACGGGTGTGCAATTAGTAGTAAATTTAGCCATCGGATTAGTACAAGCTATTCCTCAGTTGATTACGGCTTTGCCACAAATCACAGGTTCAATCGTAAACGGATTTATGTCGATTAATTGGTTTGACTTAGGCTTGCAGTTGATAAAGTCAATTTGGGAAGGTATCAAATCAATCGGAAGCGAGATGTGGAACGGAGTCAAAGAAAAAACGTCAGAATTATGGGGCGGTGTTAAAAATGTTGTATCGGAAAAACTGAACAACATAAAAAGTGCCTATGACGCGCACGGCGGGGGACTGAAAGGTGCTACATTTGCGGCAATAGAGGGTGTCAAGGAATACTACAGGACAGGCTATGACGCAATTAATCAATTAACAGGCGGTAAGCTCGGCGAGGTTGTCAATGCAGTCGGTGAAAAGATGGAAGTCGTAAAAGGTAAATTCAGCGAAGCGTTTGGCAATGTGAAAAACACCGTAATGACTATTTTTGAAAACATTAAAAATGGTATTACTGAAAAAATCAGTGCGGCGGTGAACAAAGTCAAGGAGATATTCGGCAGTATTGCCGACAAGGTATCGGAAGTTTGGGGTAAGATTAAAGGAATTATCAAAGCGCCTAAGATTGTACAAAAAGGTACGGTAAGTATAGCCGGTGTCAGTACACCGATTCCGAAACTTGGACTTGAATGGAATGCAAAAGGCGGTATTATGACACGTCCGACAGCGTTCGGATATGCAAACGGAAAAGTCCAAATGGGCGGAGAGGCAGGAGCAGAGGCGATACTTCCGCTTAGAACATTTTGGAATAATTTAAGTCAATACATAGCCGAAAGCAACAAAGGCGGCAATACTATAACGAATGAAATTAAGATAGTTATAAATGCCGACAACAAAACCGCCGATGAAATCGCCGACGACGTTATAAACGTAATAGTTCCTAAAATTCAAAAATGTATGGCAAATATGTAGGGAGGCAAAATGTTAGATTTTTATTTAAGTATAAACAACAGTGAAGAAGTTATACATATTCCCGTCACGCCGTCCGAATTTACCGTATCGAGTTCACAAGGTACGGAAACTTTTGAAACGGCAAATTACGGTTGGATAAAAATTATCGGAAATCCCGAACTTAAAACTGTATCGTGGAGCAGTTTCTTACCGATGACCGACTATCCGTATTTAAGGGACAGAAGTATGAAAGGGCAGGAATACGCAGACAAGATTGAAAATTGGCGTAAGCGTAAACTTCCGATAAGGCTTGTCATTACTTCCACGGGTATTTGCAATGTTGATATAAATACAGCGGCGGCAATAGATAAGTTTGATTACAGCGTAGGTACAGGCGGTGATTTGAATTATTCAATCGAGCTTGGAGAAGTAAATCTTTTAAACGATGTACAGGAGGGGTTGACAGTGGCGCAGTATGATGAAATAATGGCGAGAATTGATAATATAGAAGAAAGGCTTAGCAGTGTTGAAAACACAATGATATATAACTATATGGACGATAATATGCCGTCTTGGGCTAAACCGACTATTCAAAAGTTGATGGACAGAGGTATTATAAGCGGTACAGACGATAACGAACTCGGTCTTACAATGGATATTATTCGTACACTTGTTATTATTGACAAAACAGACGGATTTGAAAATTATACGGTTGACATTATGCCGTCATGGGCAGAGGCGACTATTGAAAAGGTAAAAAGAAAAGGCTATCTAAACGGTGACGGCGAGGACGGATACGGTTTGACAAAGAGTATGATACGTTTGCTTGTTATTATGGATAATGCAGGTTGTTTCGGTGATTAAAAATGTTGCAATATTTTCCTTTTGTAATATAATAAAACAAAAGACAAATTAAAAATTTCAAATAAGGCTTAGAAAGTACATCGAATTTCGATGTACTTTTTTTAGAAAAAACTCTTGACTTTTGTCGGGCAATAGTATATAATTATGCCAGACAAAAGAAAGGAGGATAGAATATGTCACCCAGAACAGGCAGACCAACTGATAATCCCAGACCTAATAAAATAAGTATTCGCATAAGTGATAAGGACAAAAATACTCTTGAAACTTATTGCGAGCAAGAATGTGTAAATAAAACTGAGGCAATAAGTCGAGGAATACAAAAGTTGGAAAGTGATATAAAAAAATAAAAAAAACTCTTGACACTATCTTGATAGTATGATATTATGATAGCACAAAAAGGGGGGTGAAGATATTAAACAAGTAGTAATTAGGTTGTCTGATGATGTTCATGCAAAACTTAAATTGAAAACGGTAAAAGAAAATACATCTATCCAAGATGTGGTTGAAAGATTTATTAAGTTTTATGTATCAAGCGATGAGCCTGTCAATATCAATTTTAAAACTACAGAAAGTGTAGAGAAAATTCATTCTGATAATGATAATAGAGTTTTGAAAATAGATGTCAATAAAGCGGATTACAAGCCAAAAACGACAGACGAAATATATGAAATAATTAATAAAGGCATCAATCAAATAGTGGAGCAAATTGTCTCGGACAACAAAAATGAAAAAAAAGAATAGTCTGCACTTCCCGACCAAAGAATTTCACAGACTATTCAACACGACAGGAATACCTATCTATAAATATTATACTATAGATTAGGTACTTCTGTCAAACATTATTTTGATAGGAGGAAAATATAGTGGAAAATCAACTAATTAACATCGCAAACAACAACGGGGTACTAACAGTAGGAAGTGTAGAAGTAGCTCGACATTTTGAAAAGCAGCATAAACATATTTTGCAAACTATTCATGATTTGGCGGCCGAAAATTCGGCTGCGAAAAATATGTTCATTGAAAGTACTTACGAAAATAGAGGAAAGCAGTATCCGCAATACTTAATTACTCGTGACGGTTTCTCTCTTTTGGTAATGGGCTTTACAGGGAAAAAGGCTCTTGAATGGAAATTGAAGTATATAGAGGCTTTTAACAAAATGGAAACGGCATTAAAGCAGGCAATTCCTACACTTGATGTTGCAAAAGCTAAAGAACTTAAAATAAAAGAGGATAGAGCCACCGCAATGTTGCTTAATGCTCAAAATCGTATGATAAAAACGCTTTTATCGAACACTAAGGACAAAAACTTATCACAGATTGCGATTGATGTTATGGGTATTAAGGCGGTGGAGCAGATAACGGGTAAGAATATGAACCAGTATTTACCCGAATGTGAAAAGCTTTATTCAGCAACGGAAGTCGGTGGAATGTTCGGTGTATCGGCTATGAAAATTGGCAAGACTGCAAATGCAAGCGGACTTAAAAATGATACATACGGTAAAATGGTTATGAGTAAGTCAAAACATAGTTCTAAAGAAGTACAACAGTTTTTATACAATGAAAAAGGTGTACAAGCTTTAGGCAAGATTTTAGGCAAGACTGTTAAAACGGCATAGGAGGGAATTGTGATGTTAAGTAGAGAAGATATAATTAAGTATATAACTAAATGCGTTGATTGTGCTATGCCGATTTTACAAGATGAAAATGGTCTTGATGTATCAAGAGGTTATAGCTTTATGTTGGATAAAGATAAAAAGGCTAAGGTACATATAGTTTTTGAAAATTGTATATGATTATAGCATTAAAGCACCTTTCGGGGTGCTTTTTCTATGCAATAAAATGAGGTGACATGATGTGCAGACGAATACCACCATAGTAAGATAGTGAAAAAAGTATACAAAAGTTTAAAAGGAGGTTTATATGGGTGTAATTGATAATGCAGTTCAATGGGCGACAGATATTGCAAATGACGACAGTCATTGGTACAGTCAAGACGTGAGATGGGGACCGCATTATGATTGTTCTTCTTTTGTTATAACGGCATATCAAAATGTAGGAGTGCCTGTTAAAGATAATGGTGCTACATATACGGGGGATATGTATAACGTTTTTATTTCGTGTGGATTTAAAGACGTAACGTCGTCCTGTAATCTGTCAAACGGAGCAGGTATGTTAAAAGGTGATGTACTTTTAAATAAAGCAGACCATACCGCTTTGGTACAGGCGGACGGCGGAACAACCGTTGAGGCAAGAGGAACATCATTCGGTATTGTTACCAACGTGCCTTACAGAAATTATCCGTGGGATTGTGTACTCAGATATACCAAAGACGGAGGCGGTTATATTGCAAACTGGGTTGAGAGAGAAATACCGAACATCGGAAAGTCGCTCGCAACTAAATCATATATGGCATACCAAACATATACGAACAGTCAAGCAAGCGGATATAAATACTTGTGGGGCAGTGACAGCAGTACGTCAAACGGCGGATTGCGAAAGTACAAAGATTTTATTTGTATGGCACTCGGTTCGTATTACGGACCGGACGGCACGTTTGTTAAGATTGAATTTGACGACGGTAAAGTGATATACGCAGTCAAAGGTGACGAAAAGAAAGATAGCGAAACCGACAGCCGACATATGTATCACACAGGCAGTGACGCAAATATGACGGAGTTTATCATTGACGGAAATGTTGTGATAGGCAATGAAAAATTCACATCTGCATTAGAGGCTGAAGGGATTAACCGCTCTGCCCGTGTTGTGAGAATTTGGACAAGCGATACAGAGCCGACATACGGAAGTACAGGAAGTACATCCGGTGAAAAAGAATATCATTTTGCGGATACCAACGAAAAAATACCTATCCACAATTCGATTTTCAAACAAGCACCTATGCTGTTAGACGGTGCTTTGAAAGTAGTGGTAAATGATACAGACGTATCAAAGCATATAGGAGATATATCGTGGACAAATACAAAAAATACACTTGCGACAACGATGTCTTTCAGCACTCCGAAACCTAAAGAAATGAAGTATATGAATATATACATACCAAAAATGGGCGATATTATGAGGTACAGCGGAGGAGATAAAGAAGATTTCAGAGGTGTAATAATCGAGGTTGACGACGGAGCAATGTATGAAAACAAATATACTGCCGTTGATGTAGGGTGGTATCTGAACAAAACCACCGACACATATCAGTTTACATCTATGCGAGCCGATGACTGCATAAAGAAAATATGCAACGATTTATACATTCCGATTGTGCTTATTCCCGAATTGAGTACGCTTATAACTCAAATATATATCGACAAGCCCGTATCGGACGTTATCAAGGATATTCTTGATAAGTGCGGAAACGGGTATAACTTTGACTTTGTACCCGACGGTATGCGTATATATTTGTGCAATGATAAGGTGGTCGAGCCGAAGTTTAGAATATCGCCGAATACCGAACTCAAAAACTCAGTACAGTATATGGGTAATATTGAGCATAAAGGCAGTATTGAGAATATGAAGAACAGTGTTAAGGTGATAACAGATACGGACGTTATGACTACTCTGAAAGCCGAGGAGAGTATATCAAAATACGGCTTTCTGCAAGAAGTGGTAAAAATGAATGACGGAGATAATGCGTCGGACTTGGCAAAGAAAAATCTTGGCGAGCTGAATAAGGAAGATGAAACGTATTCCGGTGAAATAATAGAGGAGCTGACAAGCTATACACGAGCCGGAAGTACGATAGAAAAAGACGGTGTTAAATATGTGATTACAAGCAGTCAGCACAGTATAAAAAACGGTGTTCACTACAATAAAATTGATATGGAGAGATTAGTATGAAAAACGGAGTCGAAACACTTGCAAAGATGTTTAAGGACCGTGAAAACGCAACGAGTGATTTTGTCGTATTCGGTAAAATAATTGAGCTACCGAACCTTAAAATACAATTCACCTCTAAAATAATTCTGACTAAGGACCATATAAAAAGTCTTATTGATTTATACAAACAGGATATTGACGGACGATATGTTTATAAAGGCAGAGAAGTTGCAATGATTCCGTACAGAGGCAATAACAGATATTTGGTGTTGGGGGTGACGGAGAATGGCTGATTACACAAAAACAGAACCTGCATTTGATTTTCAAAAGGGCGATTTTATTATTATAAACGGTCGTCCGAAAATGACGGTCGGCAGGGAACGTATAAAAAATTGGGTGCAAAAAATACTCAATACGCAAAAGGGCAGATATAAAATTTATAACGGTACAGGATACGGTATAAATATAGAAGATACTTTTGTCGGAAAGAATTACAATCGTGACTACATCCGTTCGGAAGTCAAGCGCGAGATAACCGAAATGCTTACCGCAAATGAAGATATAGTGAGTATTGATAACTTTAATATGGAAGTAGACGGCTCACTGCTTACAGTATCTTTTACCGTAAACAGCGTGTACGGCGATATAAATGACGTTAAGGGGGCGATATAATGGCTGAAACTATTGATACAATACTTGAACGTATGCTTTTGCAGATACCGTCAAGATATGATACGTCATCGGGAACTTATACATACGATATAGAAAAATCAACGGCAACGGAGTTTGAGAATGTTTATGATATTATATCATCTCTTGACTCCTATTTTTATGCGTCAACCGCTACGGGTAAGTATCTTGATATGCGTGTAGGCGAGTTTGGATTGGAACGCAAAGAGGCAAGCTATGCAACAGGATATGTGACTGTAAGCGGTAACGTCGGAGCAAAAGTGTCTGTCGGTGAAAAGGTGGCGGCGGGTAATGTTATATTTAATATAACCGAAAATGCGATTATACCAAACGGCGGAAGTGTAACGGTACGAATTGTGTGTGACAGTGCCGGAGTAAAAGGCAATGTTGAAAAAGGGAAAATAAACAGATTTCCGGTTACGATTCAAGGACTTGTATCCGTAACAAATGAAATTTCAACCACAGGAGGCAGTGACAAAGAAAGTGATGTTGAACTGCGAAAGCGTTTTACCGAATATGTTTCGCATCCTATAACAAGCGGGAATAAGTGGCAGTATATCTCTTGGGCAAAATCAGTTGACGGAGTGGGTGACGCAAAATGCTTGCCGTTGTGGAACGGGGCGGGAACGGTTAAAGTGATAATCGTTGACAGCGAAAAACAACTTGCGGGAAGTGAGCTTATAAATAAGGTACAGAGTTATATAGATGAACAATGCCCAATAGGTGCAGATGTAACAGTTACAACTGCAACGACAGTAAGTATAAATGTTACGTTTTCGGCAGATGTGGACGAAAGTACAATTGAAAGTATTAAAGCGAATATCAGAAATTATTTGCGTGATGTGTCTTTTGCAAACGGATATGTGTCGTATGCAAAAATAGGTCAAACCATATTGAATACAGACGGTGTTGACGATTATTCAAATTTGAAAATCAATTCAAAAACAGAAAATATCGCAATATCCGAAACTGAAATCGCTGTCCTTGGGGGTGTTACCGTTGGCTGATGTAGGACAGAATTTACCGTCGTACTATAAAAAGTCACGGTATATAAAAGCATTAAATACACCCGTCAATGCGGAATTTGAACGTTTGTATGAGTTGATAGAAATGTTTATGAAAAACAGATTTATTGACAGTGCCGATGAAGATGCCGTAAGAGAATATGAAAAAAGTTTGGGTATATCAGAAATCGGCAATACCCTTGAGGCACGAAAGAGCCTTATTAAAATAAGAATGAGAGGGTCGCAAACCTCAACAAAGGCGAATTTGCGGGCGGTAATTGAGAGTTACGGTGTATTGGTTGATATAACCGAAGATATTAAGAATTACAGTTTTACGGTGATTTTTCATCAACCGAATGTGCCGGAAAGTGTGATTAAGAATATTATCGAGGATCTGAAACCGGCACATTTGTCGGTATTATATGCGTATGAATATAGCGGAACATTTGAATTTGCCGACCACGAAAATGACTATAACATTGAAACAGGATTTGCCGATGGTAACGGTCACGGCGGTTACTTAGGAAATATTTAAGAGGGGAGAATAAATGTATGAATTTTAATAATAGTTTGCCTGAATGGAAGAATACAGGCACCGAGCCGAGCGATAGTCTGAAAAATGACGGATTTAAAGCCGGATATAAACCGTCGGCAAATGTTTTTAATTGGTTTTGGAGTTTGGTAAGTAAGTGCATTACTGAAATTCAGTCAAAACTGTCAAACGAAGAAACCGCAAGAACAGAGGCGGATAAGAATTTGCAACAACCGACATTTACAGAGGCAAGCACACGAGTTAATATAACTTCCGGTGAAACGCTGAGTACATTGTTCGGCAAAATAAAAAAGTTTTTTACTGACCTAAAAACAGTGGCGTTTACGGGGTCATACACAGACCTATCCAACAAGCCTACATCAATGCAAAATCCAAATTCACTTACATTGACAATGAATGGTTTATCATCAAGCTATAACGGTTCGGCAACGGCAAGCAAGTCGTGGTATGCACCAACGAGTGTGGGAACGGCAGGGTATAATTTGATTAGTAATGGTAGTGGTGCTCCTGTATGGCAACAACCACCTTATGCGGTATGCAATACAAGTGGAAGTACAGTAGCAAAAACAGTTTCCATAACGAATTTTAAACTTGTTACAGGTGTGCGTGTGTTTATCAAATTTACATATGCACACGACTCAACAACAAAAGCCACTCTAAATGTAAATAATACAGGTGCTAAAAGTATCAGATACAAGGGGTACGGTGTTTTTAAGGGTTATAATGGTGGTGGTAGCAACTCCACAGACAAACAATACCCAAATACTTGGGAAGCAGGTGAAATTGTTGAATTTATATATGACGGTACAGAATGGGTAAGTATCCTCGAAAAAAGAAAAATCGACCACAGCAATATAGTAGTAGGTACAATTAATGTTGACGGTTACAGAATACCTCCTTCAATAAATGATGTTGATTTTATGTGTGGAATTGACGGAAAGTCTGATGTTGAGGTAATACAAGAGGCTATAAATGCTTCGAGAAATGGTTCGAGGATAATTTTAAAAAGAGGTAAATATTCAATAGACGCTCCTATTTATATGTACGGAGGTAATCACGCTGATAAGCTGTTTGGTGAGCAAGCAACTGATGTACCTAAATTAAATTTTAGTAATAATGGTATCATAACTTCACGGAGCAGTTCTTCTGACTCAAAAGTGTCTTATCCATTATATTTTGAGAATATTGGAATGGAGCTAATGCCACAATTATGTATCGAGGCGACTAATATATATTTCGATAATGCGTATTCAAGATTAGATGTTACTACGGCACAGAGTTTGGGAAGTACACCTATTAAGTCATCTGGTTTGTTTAAAATGAAAAATGGAAGTAGTATTGACTTTTGGATTAGAAGTAGCTCAAGTTATATATGCTATTGCGGTATTGATTGTACCAAAATAGAGATAGATGACAGCTCCGTATCATTGCAGAATGAGTGTTCGTCAACGCAAAGTGCAGGTGGTGATGATTTAAACTTTATTTATAACACTAACGTAACAGGATATATACGAAATAGTAAACTAACGGGACAAGGTAGTGGTAGAACAAATTTTACAAACGGGAAAGTGACTATTGATGAGTGTGATATTACTCTGAAAAATAGAAATCATTCATTATGTCACTACACCACAGACACAGAGCAAAAGTTATGTTCACTAAGAGATTGCACTATCAATTATACGGCAAGTACATATTTGACTTTTGGTAAAATTGAAGGTTGTTTTTTCATAAATACGGTTACTGCTGTTAGTTCGTCCGAGAATAACAAGCTTCAAATACTTTGTCCAACTCAAATGATAGGAAATACTTTTATCGGACGTTCTGAAATGAATTTTAATTCAAATAAAGTACAGTTTATAGGCAATGCAATGCAGTATTCACAATCCTATACATCATTTCCGACAGGGAGTGTTAATACAGGAACGATGATTACGGGATAAGGAGGACATAATGGATATAATTGATAATTTTTCGATAATAAATAATCAAATATGTTTAAATAGCTATAAATTAGTTATACGTCACTACAAAGATATTGACAAAAAAGAGTTTGTAGATAAAGACTATTATGTAAATGATGATAGGTTAATTGAATTAGAAACTCAAATTATACCAAAACATCAACTTTTGGAACTTATATCAAAGGTAAAGCTTGATAATGAACAGTATTCCTATATGAGTGGTCTTGAAGTAAAAACGCAAGATTTTAACAAAGAAATTAATGAAATTGCTTCATACGGCAGTAAAGAAGCTTATGAAGCGTCTTTGCCACAAGCACAGGATGAATTTAATCTTGATATGGACTACAGAATGTCTAAGATGGAATTAGGATTATAAAGAGGAGGAAATAGCAATGACATATGGATATTGTAAAAAAATAATTGCAAGCGGTAGATATGATAAGAATTCGATGAAGGATAAACTTGACGTATTTCTTCTTGCAGAACGTATTACTGATGATGAATACAAAGAATTAATGCAAATGATGGAGGGTTAATTTATGGATAAGATTTTTAATTGGACAAGTACGGTAATAGGAATTGTGGGCGGATTTTTCGCCGCAATCTTCGGTCAATGGGATAGTATTTTGTGGGCGCTGTTGGTGATAATGGTGTTGGATTATCTGACAGGCATTATCAAGGCAATCTACACAAAAACAATGTCGAGTGAGATTGGGTTTAAGGGATTGCTTAAAAAGATTACTATATTAATTATAGTAGCGTTATCAAACGTCCTGCAACAGATTACAGGCGATAACGTCGCAATTCGTGAAATTGTCATTATGTTTTACATAGCAAATGAGGGTATAAGCGTGTTGGAAAATGTGGCGGTGATTTACCCGCGAATGCCGCAAAAGTTGAAAGATATATTGTTGCAGTTGCGCGGTGAAGATGATACGGAGGAATAAGTATGGATATTCAAATCAAACAGGGTCCGCAGTGTCACCCGTCCAACTGTTATACATATAGGAATGACGATATTTTATTTATCGTCATTCATTTTACAGGTAACAATGGCGACACGGCGCTAAACAACTGCAATTATTTCAGCGGCGCAAATCGTGGTGCGTCTGCAAATTATTTTATCGGTGATGACGGTATATATCAATCTGTACCCGATAAATGGGCGGCGTGGGCGGTCGGTGGTACAAATACCTACAAACACAGATATTGTCGTAATATGAACAGTATTTCAATAGAAATGTGTAGCCGTATCGGTGCAGACGGTAAATACTATATTCGTGACGGGATTGTGGAACAGACAATTAAATTAACACGGTATTTGATGAATAAATACGGTGTGCCGGTAGAAAACGTATTACGACACTATGATGTGTGGGACAAGAAGTGTCCCGAACCTTTTGTACGTCAGCCGGAGCTGTGGGATAATTTTAAGAAAAGATTAACAGGAAGTGAGGATTTAACTATGTCACAGTACAATGAACTAAAAGATTTAATTAACGCACAAGCGGCAAAAATCGCTGATTTACAAGATGTCAACAGACAGTTGGTCGCTGTAGTACAAACAACAATGATTTACGATTATGTGGACGACAATATGCCCGATTGGGCAAGAAAAGCCGTGCAAGCGGCTATGGATTACGGTGCATTAGTTGGAGATGAGCAAGGTCGTTTAGGTTTATCCTACAAAGATTTAAGGACAATTTGTCGTGAGCACAGATGTGGTATGTATAATAAGTAGTTTTGAGGGTGGTGTAATGCCACCCTTATTTTTTTGTTAAAACTAATTGTATATAAGAATTTATTGTGATATAATCAAATATAAATTACATTAATTTATAAATTTTAGAAATATAATAAAGTAAACAAGAGGAAATATAAACATGGAAAAACAAACTACAATTAATCAGCACTATGTCCCTCGTTTTTATATGAAAAATTTTTCTGAGGTCAAAAATGAAGAAACTAATAAAGAAAAAGCACTTATATCATTTTATCAGTTTGATAAAATGATATATATAGAAAAAATACCTACTAAAAGTATTTGTTGCGAAAAATATTTTTATGATGAAGATGGACATATTGAAAATAAACTCACTGAAAAAGAGAGTATTTGGTCAAAATCGATAGCTAAAGCTAAAGATAATAAAAACATTTCAAAATTAGATATGAATAATATATTAGAATTTTTTGTATATCAAATCATTAGAACAAAAGCACAATTAAAACATAGTCAAAAATTAATATCAATGCTAAAATCTGAGTTGATGTCAGAATGTTATCAAGAAATAGATAAAAGTGTGATTAGGGAGAATGTAGAAAAAGAAGTGAAAGATGATGTCAAACCAGAAGATGTTTTAAGTATCGCAGACAGACTCATTATTGAAAATAGTGACTTAGATATAATTATCATAAACAATAAAACAAACATACCGTTTATAACATCAGATGTTCCGGTTATATACATTAATCCGATAGAAGCGGATAATACAGGATTAAGCAATATTGGTGAAGTTATTTTTTGTCCGATTTCTGAATCTAAGTTGGTGATGTTTTACGATAAAAAAATATATGACAAATCATATATCAAATTAAAGAGTGAAATTTCCGAAGGAGAAGAAGAAATAATACATAATTTCAATAAATATCAATATATAAGTGCTAATGAAAGGATAATGTCACTTGAATGTAATGTATTTGATACTTATATTAAGGATAAAGATTTAAATGACAAAAGAAAAGAATTTAATACAACTAAAAGAGTAAATTCAATGTTTGACGGAAACGGAATATTATTGGCAACAAAATCTCGGGGTATAAAATATTGTTATGATATAAATATTTTAAAATTGCCTAGACAATTAAGAAAAATTCCTGAAAAATTTAGAAGAACAGCTAAAAGAAAGTATTCTAAAGAAAATAGGGAAAAATTTTTATTCAGTATATATAGAATGCCTGATTTAGCTCGAAACGAAGACGAAAAACAATGTTTTGAACAACTTCAAAAATACTCAAAAAGATTATTAGAATATTTCGATTACTATTGGAAAACCCCTAAAGAAGATTGTACAATTTCAGGTCGAGATATGGATTTATTAAAAACATATCCGGCTAAAAGATTTGAATATTAAAATAAATTGAATATCCTCCTAAAAAATATATTAAAAACCTTATATAATTAAGAAAGAACATAGGCAAAATGCTTATGTTCTTTTTGGTTGGGTATCTTGTTGTTATCCATACAGCTATGGCAA